ATCTCTCCCTTGGTAGGAACTGTTCCACCGGCTTCGCCCAATAATTTAGCTAATCCGTTCTTTGCCGTAATTTTCTCAAATGGTTGGATAAGACTGTTTTGCTCTATAGTTGTGAATAAAGAGTCAATGTCCGGCTGAGTTACTTGGCCCCTTATCCCCTCAAATTGTACCTTAGGCATCTCTCCCTTGAGGTTTTTCAGCTGCTCAAAGTACCCAGCTTCCCCAGGTGTACGCCCTCCGGCCTCTATTACCTTGCCTATGCGCTTTGAGCGTTCAGCAGTATACAATGCTTGCTGCTGTTTTCTGATGGGTTTAGCGGCCTTGAGAGCCTTTATGACTCTAGGAACTGGATCATCCCTAATCACACTTGCTTGGAGTGGTGTTTTAGGTTTCCCAACGCGAGTCGAGATCTTTTTCAATGCCTTCTCATATCGCCCTAGTTCCTTAACGGCTTTACCAAATCCCTTCTTTACAGGGACAGTTTTGGCAATAGTCTTTAATGTAGTACCTTTGATAGGTATTTTACCTAAGACCTTACCTGCTGGACCAGCAACAGCCATCAAAGCTATGTCTAATGGTGATAGGTCAGCTATATCCACACCTGCTTCTTTTATGGCAGATGGAGCGCCTTTACGCATTATTTCGCCAATTGAAGGAGTTCTACCCTTTTCCATTTCAGCAGCTACAAATTCACCTAAAGCTTTCTGGCGTTTTTCTTTGATGCCTACGTGTTCAGCTATTGTCCTACCTGTTACCTGCTTGGAAATAGGCTCTAGTATAAACTGCCCAATAGTTTTCTTAGGCTTATTTCCTACCGGCTGTAAATCCAATGTGGATTTCTTTACTGGTTGTAAATCTAAAGGCATTATGGTTTCCTTCTATACCCTTCGTCTAATGCTTGCTGTAATTGGCTCTTAGGTATTGTGAATTCCGTACCTGATGCGTCTACTACTTTGACTCTTGCACCGATAGGCTTAGGAGTCTTAGTGCTTTTAGTATCTCTTGCTGCGTTTTCAACTGCAGCGTATAAATCAGGATATGTTTCTTTAAGATTCTCAGATTGTACAGGATCAGATAGCAACTTGATGGCTGCAGTCTTGGAAAGCCCACCTGCTTCCTTTTGTGCGAATACACTTCCTACAGGGCGTTCCCCTACTACTTCTCCTGTTGGTCCAACAATACTCTGAGTAGTTGGGGCCAACGAAGCTTCCTTTTCCAGTAATCTTTCTTTGATAGTCCCCTCAAAGCCAAGAAGGTTTTTTTCTCTTTCCAAACCTTCACCGGCCATTCTGTCCATTTTCAATTTATTAGCTACCTTGCCAATAGCTGCGCCAATCCCAGCGCGCTTACCCCCTGATGCTCTGCCAACTTCATATCCGCTGACAAGTCCACTTTGTACACCTCTCCAATCTCCTGCCATTATTTACCTCCAATATTTATTGTACTGTTCCCCCAGGTTGTCCTTGAGGGGTTCCTCTAACTAAAAGTTCTGATCCTAAAGTGCCTAATGATTCTCTTATTGCTTGAACATCTGCTACCTTCGCGCCATAAACCATAGCTGCTGATTGAACATCTAAGCCGGTTAATCCTATAAGATCGTCCATAGTCCTCTGATCGACCTGTAAACTGTCTTGAATTGCTTGATACTTTTGAGTTCTTGCAAGTTCAAATCTTCTTTGCTCTTCTTGAGCAACATAATTATTCTTAACTTCCATAAAACTCTTATCTAACATATTGTTGGCTGTAATATACTCGCCATTCTGTTGATAATTAGGATCAATAGCGTTCCATTGCTGGGCTAATGCTTTCTTTTGTCTACCATATTCATTGTCTAAATTAGTCAATGTAGTTTTGTAATATTCATCACTACCACTAGCGTAAAGATCTGTAGGTGATGCTGACAATATATTACCTAACTCTGACTGTGCTTGTTGGCCTAGTGGTGTTAATCCACCCTGAGCAGATAAAATCTTACTTCTTAGCAGCTCGACACTATCAGGCATTTGGAATTCAGGTTGCTGTATTCCGCTTGAAGCTAACAAAGAACCAGCTCCAAGAATATTTTTAGGGGTTGCTAAACTCCCAAGGTTAAATCCTTTAGATGCTGGTGCCACCGCTGTTGGTGCTGTAGCCGCTGATTGAACTGTTGGGGCAGCTGTTGGTACTCCTGCAGTCTTCGCAGCTCCACCTAAAAGGCCTGGAGCGCCACCAGATGATAAGCTAGGTACTTGCGACAAATTAGTGAATCCTTGTGCTGATTGTCCTGCTGTAACTGGACCCTGTAGCTTTCCTACAGAACTAAGAGCTGATGAAGCTGCTGCAGAACCAAGTAAATTTTGTGGAACTTGCGACAAATTAGAATAACCTAATGCACTTTGTCCTGCTGTAACTGGACCCTGCAAAGCTCCTGTTGCTGGCGCTCCCATACCAAGAAACTTTCCACCTGTGCCTATAAGCCCCTTTGTAGCTGCAGCTCCTGTTGTAGCAGCTGTACCCATAAGACCAGAGCCTAATTGCCCTAAATAGCTTCCACCTGCGGCTTTAGAGGCTTCAATTCCGGCTGACATACCGCCAGCACCCATACCGCCCCCTAATCCTGCCAAAGCAGTCTGTATACCGCTTATCTTTCCTGAACCCATAGTTTTCTGTGTTATTGCACTTGACCCTGCGCTAATCATTCCTGCAGCCAAAGGACCAAGAGGGCCAGCAAGCATCCCTAATGCTATTGGTATTACTTTTGCGAATATTTTCTTACCTTTTTTATGACGAATTCCGTATTCATCTTCATGGTTAGAATGTTTGGAAACTAACTCATCAATTTCATGGTGCAAAGTAGCTTCATCAACATCTTTAATCCCTGTTCTTCTTACGAAAGCAAAGCCTTTTTCTTTATCAGCAATACCTAATGAATCACTGATCCCTTTGTAGGGTAAACTATCGAACTCTTTGTCAGTCAATATCTGTACTGTGTAATTTTTACTCATATCATATCTCCTTTTTATAAGTTTTTGTTATACCATTTTTATGTCTACACCAACAAATCTCTTTGACCGTTGGGAAAGCATTTTTAATGTATGATTTAAAACGACTCCAAGTTTCATGTGAAAACTTTGGGTTATCAGATAATTTAGTAGTTATAAGTTGATCTACATAACAGATTGTTCCTCTCTCATCATCTTCTTCAACACTCCAAGGATTATCTCTTTGAGCATACATATCAGGATTATTTGTAATAAAAAATGAAATAGTACAAGCTAAGGCATCACCTCTGAAAAAAGGTATTAACCTGCTTCTCTCTAACATTTCTTTGTAATATACTTTATCCATTAAAACAATGCCTCCAATGATATATATATTGCATACTTAGGACTTCCTGCCTTACCAGCGATAGCAGTTGCATAAGTTATTGCTACTGGTTCACAACTTAGAAAAGAAGTTCCTAAAGCCCCATTTGCTGTTGAGTTTAAATTAACAGAAGATGTAGGGGTTATGGTTTTGGCCCCAGAAATATCACTCCACCCTATTGTGGCTGAAAGCGTACCAGTGCCAGCAGTAGTACAAATCATATATACATTTACTCTATATAGCCCAGCTGATGATGGAGTATAGACAATTGCTGTCGATATATCATCTCCTTGATCTATCAATTGAATGGTGCTGACTATAGTTGTTTGAGAAAAACCTGATGTTCCCCATTGAGAAAAATGCCAAGTGTTATTTGTGCTATCATAAAAATAAAATCGTCTGATAGTTCCGCTTATATAAAGTAAGAACTCCCCTTCATCTCCTATATGAGTAGGCACAGTAGTAACAACTCTCATTTGGTATCGAGAATTATTGATCAACTGTGTCAAATCATTTGCAAAATCAACAAAGTCATTGTCTTTTCTGGTTTGCTTAGAAAATTCAAACTGTCTTAGCTTCACGAAGTTGCACCATCTCCTACTTCTAGTCCGAGTAATACACCGGCTAAATCTAAACTATATAAAGAAACTGCTGGATTAGATGAATCATCTTTTATCTTCATTTGTAGCATATTCTCAACAGTTCCTATATCTATCAGAACAGTTTTCCCAAAAGTGAAATCATCAGCTCTGTTATAGGCGAATGTTTCCGCTGTTGTCCAAGATACATTCCAATCAATTCTAAATTGAAAATAAAGATTAATTGTAGATACTGAAGGTGCTTGCTTGAAACTTATGCCTAGCTGTAATGATTTTGATAACGTACCTACTGATCCAGGCTTTATCCTTGGTGATACCCAATAAGCGCTTATATCAGTCCCATCATCACTATCACCGCTTTCCATCTGCCACATATACCCTGTATACCCAGCGCAATACAATATCTTGGCTTTGCTTGTAGATATGGCATAAAGGGAAGAAGCAAAAGGTTGACCATCATAAGGATAAACACCGCCTGTTTTATAATCAAAAACAAAAGCGTAATTGATAACAGTATCTGTACCTAAAACGCAATATAGTATATACTCTGATGTATCAGTTTTTACCGTAGAATGGAAACAATCAGCATAAGTCAAATTCATATCTGAAAAAGATAATGGCTGATCATCGCCAGGCTCAAACAAATCATTAGTTTCTTCTGTTAAATTTTCATTTATAATCTGAACATTGTAGCCATCGAATAAGGCTAGTTTCTTATCTGTAGTCAAGAACACTAATACAGTGCCAAGCTCTCCACCGATTTCAACTTCTTTAATAGTATAATGAGCCGGACAACCAATTCCCAATATCTGATCAACTTGGAAAGTTGGATTTGAACCCAGAAAACTTATTCTATGTATTGAATATCTTTTGAAGATATATAATTTACCTTTCAATATCCTCATACCTGTTATAACATCACCATCATTAGTATTAACATTCAGCGTATTGGCGGCATCCCATGTAGCATAATCTGAAAGGTTCGAATATTTTATAGTATTAGGGGAACCGCGAACACCTGCTGCGAATACATAGTTGCGCCAAATTACTACAAATTTACTGATAGGGGCTGCAGCTACCGAAGATACTGCACCTGTACCTAGATACGTAAAAAGCCCTATGTCTGTATTTATCAATGCTCTGCCGGACTGCCAATCAGCAAATGTCCAATATCTGCTTGTAGTTAGTAACGAGGCCGCATAGAAATTATCTATATAGAAAGTTGTTTCAGCGTCAGCATTTAAAACTGTTATTATTATTTCATCTATATCATCTTTGTTGGCATTGGAAACAGCGGATAAATCCCAAGTAACCGTTTGGAAAACATTAGCTACTGTTATATTTGGGGTTATTTCTGTGGTCGTGCCTCCACTATCATGTATACCTATCTTTATATTACTACCAGTACGATTAGAGCGTATATCAAACTTCAACGTATTCTCATTAGACAAATCTATTGATAATGATGATTTCGTTAAAGTATCATTTAAACTGCTTGCTATTGCTGCAATACTTTTCAAGGAATATAATCCTTGAGTTTTAATTGTACTTTCAGAATAAGATTGAAGAGGTCCATCGGTGCTATAAGGTCCAGTAGGTACTGTAATAGTATCATCTGGTGTAGAATTTGGTGAAGCACTAAATATATTACTTTTCTGTATTCTTAATTCGTCCATATAGCCGTCCAAGAAATTAGTTGCGCCTGTAGCACCTATACTTAAAATACCAGCGAAGGTGTCTGTATTTGTAAAAGAACCGCTGTAAGCTACTTGAACACCATCTTTATATATTCCAAATTCATCAGCTTTCTTTACTAAAGCGATATGGTGCCAATCAGTATCAGTTATTTCCCCACCACTAATGCTTATTCTTGTAGTAGCATTTTCTCTATAAAAGAAGAAAATCCCATTACCATGTATATGAAGTAGCCCCCATGTATTATCATCATTCTCTCGTTGTGCTACATATTCTTCATTTCCTACATGATCGTTATGTTTTACCCAGAAATCTATAGTCCAATCATCAATAGTGGAAGCCATTAAGTCCCAATCGGGACTATCAGCATATTGTAAAAATCCACTATCACCATCAAAATCAGCACTGGCGGTACCCCATTTCTTGACAGCAGTAACGGTATTAACATCAGCAGTGACTGTAGCATTGCCTTTAGGATCGTCAGTAGAGGAATCTGGGAAAGTTGTTCCTGCATCTGCACCATCCATGTGCATTGCTAACTTAGTATTTGAATCTATAGTGGCAGTAGTATCACTACTGACATACGCTGCCTGTGCAGCACCATCTGTAGCATATTCCATTAAATCAACTTCTGTGCTTACATTAAATAAATTATCCCAAGCACCGTCTGGCGTTCCTAATGAATCTTTTTCCATTTTGTACAAAGTAGTGCCAAACATTCCTAGTAGCATATTCCTGGAAGAGAAATCAAAAAGGGAAAAACAATCATTACCCTTTGCGCCACCAGTAATATACATCTCAAATACTGCATTATACTTGCTTTGGGCTTCCCACGTGGTAGCATCATAAGCGCTCATTGTTCCATCAGGGAAAACTACATCATAATCATCTGTTCCCCATTCTGCGTAAGCTGTTCCATTTATGGTGTTGTCACCCTGCAATACTAAATGATATTGAGTGTCAGCAGTTAATGTTGGTCCAGTTGAAAATGTGAAAGTATACCAAGCGTAAGAAGTAGTTAATGTAGATATATCAATATTTACTGAAGTTCCATTAGATACTGCCGAACCAGAAGGCACACCTGAGCTGTCTGTCTGTAGCTCTATGTTTATATTTCCTGTAGGAGTGCTAGTTTTCTTTAGCCACAACCTTACCTTTTGAACGGCAGCTGAAGTCTTGGGCTTAAATCCTTGAGATATTTCTGTTCTTGAAGTAGCATCTCTGAGAGCATAATCAAACGTTTGATATCCTGAAGGATAGTAAACGTCTAAATTATCACTGCCAACTTCTGAAGAATTAATTTTTGAATACCCACCCCTTTTGACTAATCTTTCTTTTACTCCGGCACAATGAAAGTTTCTCATATTGGGACTCTTAGTAAGACCCATAGCTATAATAGGCGTTCTGGTATCTTGCCCACCTGAGAAATCAGTAATTGCAGCAATCTGTTTACGTATCATTAATAATCCTTCATCCTTGAAGATCTTCGTTGATCTATTGCTATCATTGGTCTACCTATCCTTGGTGATCTACCTTCTTTTTTATCGTCAATTATATGAGCTTGGTTGAGTAATCTTTTAGCCTTAGATTCCCATATTCCCATACCACTAACATCGCCCTGCTTGGCCAACAAATCAGATACAGCTAAGTATACGATAGCCATTTGCTGTGAAGTTTCAGGAATATTAGGAATATCTGTGTCACCAACCATTTCAGTTGGTTTCTTAACATAATCAAATCTGATAACTCCATACTGAGAAACAAACGATGAAGAGGGAATAGATGAAAATTGTAAACTCAACGTACCATCAGTCTTGGTAACTCTACATTTGCTAGGAGTTCCTAAAAGTGATTCATCAACTTCTTCACTCCACCTTGCATCATCAACAACATCTATTGGAATACGAACACCGTTGGAAAGATACCAACAAGAGATAATGTGATCAAAGTCTGTAGTCCCTGTAAGGATAGCGTAAGAAGCTGTGTCAGCAACTGGAGTAATAGAAGATTCTCTTTTTAAGCTTTCCCAGTTCCTTAGAGATGCTATTAACCGTAAAGCATCGTTAGCTGCTCTTTTTGCTTTCGTGTCGGCAGACGTAACATTATTTATATTAGCATAATCCTTTATGCGCGTATAAAGATCTAAAAATTCTAAACCGTATGTTGCCATCCCAAAGCTCCTATTTTAATTTTTCATTTATTAAATCTTTGATACTATCAATAACTTCAATTTTCTCTTTAAGAGTATTCTTCAATTTTGTTAAAGTACCCCTTAACCCTTCATTGGATTTGATAAGATCAGTAGCTTCTTTTTCTCTCTTATCCAATTGAGAAATTTTACCTGCTGCCAATGCTTCCTTGGTATTGGCAGAATTAACCTTTCCCTGGGCTTTCTCTAGCATTGAATCAATTTCCTCTTGATGCTCTTTTTTCTTTTTGGCAAATTCCTTATCTAATTTTAAGATATCTTTTGACTTTTCGTTTCTTGTTTCTTCAAGAACTTTAAGATTAGCTATAACTGAAACTTCTTTATTCTTTAAAGTCTTAACTACACCTTTTAGTTTTCTGACTTCCTTCTCTATTAATGTATCAAAGCTTTGATCTCTCATTGAGTTTCCTCCTTTTTGTGCTTTCTTGAATGTGATCTAAGCCCTAATTCTGTCTTAGCTACAAAATCACATACAGCACATTTGAATTCTTCTTCGGGTTCTTTTACTATTGGGCTTACATCAGGAATTTTTATGTCTTCCATAACGACTTCAAATTCAGCCCTATTAGGCAAACTAAATATATAATTTATTATCTCTTGATCTTTAATATCTAATACTCGATCATTCTCTTTTGTGAAAAAGTAAGGTTTTCTATTCAGGGAAACCTTAAACATCGTTCTACCACCTTTATACTTGATCTTCACAACTTACCTCCATTTTTTGTACTGTTAATAGCCCGAATAGAGCTATTGAAGTTCCTGCTAGTCTTGAATAATCCATAAAAGAATATCCCAGCCCGCAGATAGCTAATATTAAACAAGAGGCTATCAAGCCTTTTGATATTTGAGTTCTATATTTAAATCCAACAAATTTACTAATAATGAATATTAACAATGCTATTATTCCAAATATTCCTAAAGCATGGGTTACGCCTAAATATAAACTATATGGATCAGTATATTTAATAGACCTAGCATTGATATACTCAAAAGTTCCAATCCCATACCCATAAAACAATTTTTGGTGAATCAAAGCAATGGTATTCTCCCATACATCAATTCTTACATTTAATTTAGAAAAAAACTTAACACAATATAAAACGACTAAAGAACAAAAAGACACAATATAAATATTAATATACTTTACTTTGAATAATTTATGCCTGCACAAATATGCCATACCTATAACAGCAGGTATTATTGCCGTTCCTGATTTTGATAGAGCCAACCCTATCGCTGGAATTATGGCCAGATATGGATTCAGTACATAACAAATAGGCAATGATATCGCTTGGTAAATTCCTAGGTTAGTCTTATAGCTCATTAGACCCATAATGAATGAATCATGTAAAGGGTTCGGGTCGTGATTAAAGGGATAGTAAACACCGAACGATTGGAATATCGCAAATATAGTATTTAGCGCTGACACAACAACAACAATTTTTAATATCGACTTTACATTCTTTGTATAAGTTACAATTAAATAGTAAAGAAGAAAACCTAAAAATACAGTAGGAAAACTTTTGATAGTTATAGGATGTGGAAACATATTCCAAGCGCACACAACAAACAAAATCGCGAATAGTTTATCTTCGAATATCCTTTTTGGTCTATCAAATAATGCCGCCAGAAACAAGGCTACTATACCATATTGAAATAATTGTAATTGTAACAATGAAATACTTCCACTAAAATAGCCAAACTGATACCATTGATATCTTGCAGCAAAGCCAAAAGATGTATATAGTATTGGCGTTAATAATAGAAATATTTTCAATGTTAAATCAAACATATTATTCGTATCTTAATATTGCATACCCATCATTGACTAGTAAATATATACCATCTCTAAACGTTAATGGCTTATCACTGAAATCTTGATGCTGAGTACCTAGTGCTGTAACCTCAGAGCCTTCAGTCTGTATCTCGCTAAGATCAGTTGAATCTACCGTTTGGGTGATAGCATCATAAATAATAAAATCACCGCCATTAGCCGTTGCAGTAAACGTAACAGAATACAATGTTGCGTTGCCGCGTTTTACTAAAGTGCTTGTTTTATAAGCAGTAACAGTGGCAGTATTCCTATCAGCGAATACAATCGGCATCAAAAACAATGTCATTAAAAACATCACAAAAACTTTTTTTCTCATATTTCTCCTATTAAACTATGCAGGGTGGGAATAACCCACCCCACATAATATTTGTTTACCTATAGTGTACTACAACGTCCATGCCAGTAGTCAATATCACCATACCATTCCTAAACCTTATACCTTCGTCACCAAAATCAACTGGTGCTACAGAGTCATATTGTGTAGCTTCTCCACCTTCAGTTAATATATTGGTCCTTGATGCTGAACCTTCTGTTTCAGCATAGGTAGCATAATCTAAGATAGCATAAATCCCAGCAGCAGCAGTGGCCGTAGCCATAACCTTATAGAGTGTTCCTCCATTGCCAGTGATTAAAGTGTCTGCAGACAAGGCAGCGCCTGTCTTCATAGGTATAGTTCTAGCTGGATCAGCTTTTGCGCTAAAAGCAAAAGCACCTAACCCAACCAAAACTACAAGAAGTAAAATAGCAATCTTTTTCATAATTTCTCCTTTAGTTTATACGCTTATTGGGTTGTCAGCCATAGTCTTCATTAACACATAATTAACTGATTCTCCGGCACTATCTGTAATAGTTGATTGACCGTAGACTGCAGCTATACCTAATCCATTTTCGAAGTAAGTTCCATCAGGGAATTTGTAGTCATAACCTTGATAGATTGGTTGTGGTTTCATACCCCAACCTCTTACAGCAATTTCAGCACCAAAACCAATTACACTACCTACGTCACGTTGTGTTATCAACGCACCTTCAGTATGTGCAGCAGCAGAAGTACCATTTTGGCCACGTGAACAACCAGCAAATCTGTAAGTAGTACCTGTTAGAGTACCGGCAGTAATGCTAGTGTAAGTGATATCTTCATCATCAATCTTGATTGTTCCTGCAGATGCGAAGAAATCAGCTAGATTTCTCTTTGTTCCGATAAGATCAAAGATTATCTCTGTGTCACTGTCAGAAGCAGTTGTGTACAATCTTACTTCTGGGCGTAATGGAGAACCTTGAATTTGAGCAGCAGACTTTTTAGCTCTGTGACAATACAAAATTATTCCATTATAGATGCCTAAGGCACCAGAAAACAAACGGTTCTTCATGTAATCTCTTGGTCCAGCATCACGTTGAGCTTGATTCCATACAGAATCGCCCTTCAACCAATACTCATCGATTTCAGAGATAACACAACCGTAAAACTCTTGCTCTTCCCCATACTCTGAAGTAGTACGAATGGGTATCGCTGTACGCTGAAGCGCTAATTTAAGACGATCAATTTCTTCGGTACCAAAATGATCATTAGCGCCTAGAGAAGCTTCAGTTGTAGCATCTCCAGCATAAATTGTGTTGCTTGCATTTGTAATCAAAGCTGCAAACATATCGCTATCAATTTTTCTCTGCATCCAATCTGACAACTCAGTACGGATAGTTTGAGCGATATTAAAATTAACTCTCTTCTCAAGATTCTTTGTGTACGCTACTGCGTTTCTTAACCAATCTACTGTTAGGGTATACTGCCCTAAAGCTAATTGATCTTCATTGCCAGTTAGCGTATTTTCACCTGTTACTCCGGCTGAGAATAACTGTGTTACAACATTGAACTTGATAGTTTCCCCAGGTTTCTTTGTGAAATCAGTATTGGAGATGATAGGTTTTCTTGAACCTTCAGCACCCTCAAATCTGGCTCCCCAAAATGCTCTTCTTATAGCATCTGCACGTAGGCGATCGGCCCAATAGGTTGGGATTGCATTTTGCAATACTCCTGACCCATCATCATATCCCATATTGTTAAGTGTTTCAGACATTGAATTTCTCCTTTTTACGACATTTGTTGTAAGTCATAAGCGTTTTTATCATCTTCAGACAAAGCATCATACTCTGCGTAGGACAATCCTCTTTTAACACCACCCGCTTTTGATCCTGCTCCTTGCATAGCGGTAAGCGGTTGCGTGTTAGGCGCTGGCTTATTCGCTTGCTTAGAGATAACACCATATGCTCTTACTGTAGCTATATACTCAGCATCAGGTGTCGTATACTTATTGAATGATCCATCAGGATTAAACTCAGCATACTCATTAGCTAAGATCTCATTAGCGATCTTATACAGCGGACTCTCGGTGTTAAATTTGCCATCTTTTGCAAGTTCAAAATCACTTCCGAATTCTGATAGCGCCTTGCTTCTTGATGCCTCAACACTAGAATTATACTTTGTTGTGGCAGCAGAATTTTGACGATAATTATCAATTCCGGCTTTGATCTCTTTCTGCGTATAATTAACTATTTCTTTCCTAAAATCTGGGTCATAATTCGCAAACGGAACTCCTTCTTCTACTACTGGTACAGCTGGAGCTGCGGCTTGCTTTCCTTCCCAAGTCTTATTCTGGTGATTATACGTGGCAAATTCTGACAGCGTTCCTACTAAGGGCGTAATCTGACTTTGACTGTCCGCATAACGCTTCTTATACGGATTCCCTTCTGCCTCCCAATCAATAGTTGGTTCAACTACTGGGGCTGCACCTCCTGCTCCTGGATTTTCCAATCCTGCCTGATTTTCAGGGTTAGGCTGGGTTAAATCTACTTCTGGCATATTCTCTCCTTTTCTTTGTCGTTTCTATTATCCGAGTTACGACTTGTTTTTCTTAACACAGGATAATCTGCGTATCTATAAATTAAAAAAAGGGCTAACCCGACATTGTTAGTGTCAGACTAGCCCTTCGTACTTGACGGTGGTGGCTTAACTCAGTAAGTCAATTTCTTCTTTATGCACCTTTTTGCTCAAATTTCCTTCGTGGAAGTTCAATGTTATCTTCCCTGTAAACTTTTTCGTCACAAACTGAGATAGGTAAACCATTAATTTCTTAATATTCACCCATTACCTCTTTTTCATCAGCCTTATTTTTATCTTCCTCAGACATTTTATCATAATTATCTTTGGAAACCTTGCCCTTCATTCCACATTCCATAATCTTAATTTCATAATTGGCTTGAGTCTTATCATCATAGTCTTCACGTATACCACCAATCTTACCCTTAATATGAATCTCTACAGTGTCACCATACTTTTTGCCTTTTAATTCTGGCAATTTTTTGGAGGAAAGGTCGATTGATGGGTAGTACATTACCTTTTTCTTGCTTTCTGGCTCAACACCGCAACAATTATCTCTCATTTCACCCATGTCATGCATTTTGTGGTCCATTCCATTTTCCATTATTTTCCTCCTGCCTTAGCATTTTCTTTCAATTCTTTAGGTATTCTCTGAACTTCTTTCCATACTTGCAAAGCCAATTGCAAGCGCTTTAAATCTTCACCAGTTAAGCTATGATCACTTTCAAGCTTGTTTCTGACAATATCCATTTTTTTCTGAACTTTCTCTTCGTATAACTTCCAACCAACGCTATTAGATACAGCTTTCCAGGAAGTATACCCAGCCCTTGCTTTCTCTACAGCTTTTGTCCTAGCTTGTGTCTTTTTAAGAAGGTTTTTGAGCATCTATCACCTCTGTTTGAGCTTTCGCATTTGTTTCATTTATGTCAGCCTGTTTTTCTTGGCCTTCCAGCTGCAGTGCTGCTTCTTGAACTTGTGATTGCTGCTGCTGCTCTTGGGCTATTTCTTCTTCGGTCTTCAATCTTACATTGCGAGTATCAGTAGATGTTAGCAAATTTTCAGTAACATCTAGCATTGTTTGTACACCAATAGCAGGATTCTTACCAAATGAATCTAGGAAAGTCTTGTAATTCAGCATTGCATTGTTCTGCTCGATTCCTCTGTTAATATTAACAGAGTTACCTACTGATTCAAAGTCATAATTACCGGCCCAATAAGCTTTGTTCATATCCTTAAATGGATTTACCTTTTGCTCAGTAAGCTTTGTGATGAAATCATCATCAAGATTATCTGAGTTTAAAGTCACTATGAAGTCGTATAAATCCTCATTTACATCTTGCAATGACCTTATCATATCGTCAAACTTGATATTCCCTTCACCAATCACTGTCATAATGCCAGAAGCTGTTCTATTACCGGCTAAACCGCCTGTTTCTCCTACAGCATAATCCATAACACCAAACAGTTTCTGAACCATTCCAAGCAGAAAATTCATTTTGGCAAATTCCATCTGTTCAGACTTAGGCAATTCCAAAACCCTATAAGCATTAGGTTGATCTGACTTCCACTTCACTCCTGGTCCAAATGGGTTCAATTCGTCTTCGTGATCAGGAGGTACAATTATAGGAGGATTATTGTTAATAGATCCCCTATCTACCATTTGGTTAAAGGTAGCATCGATCATATCGCGCATACCAACCAGAAATTCAGGAACACCTTTACCGAATGGTGATCCTTCCATTGGGATAATCTGATAATGGAATATAGGTCTTACTGGAAACGGACTTAACATCCATCCAAGCAAAACTTTATACTTTGGGCATACAAATGCGATAATCTCTTCATCTTTATTATCACCATTTATATCATATTTACCATACCATTCATAGATTTTGATAGGCTCTCTCATGGCCTTATTATTGTCTTTCGCGTTAGCTATTAAATCTTTGTAAATTTTGTCTACGTTCTGAAACTTACCTTCTTTCATGTTGCCTTTTCTACGATTAAGCCAATCAAAAGTCTTGTCGTAGGTGTCGCAAATCCAATCCCAATCGTCAACATCAGGACTATCAGCGTTCTTAGGTATCACCAATTCTTTGATAGTTCTTCCGTAAACCATTGGGCCTTCATAAATCACTTTTTCTTCTTGGATTTGATCTGTCACTATAACCGGCACTGTGCCAAACTCGTCTATCGGCTGAGGCGTGTGATCTGCGCTTACTGTAATTGGCTGTCCTGTTTCAGGATTCCTGATAATTTCTTCTGTTCTAGGGTCTTGTAAGTAATGCACTATTTTGTTGAAAGGTCTTGTTTTCTTCTCCCATACAACTTTGGCGAATCCATCACCTTCAATAGTCACTGTCTTAAATACCAACTTCATCCTGCGGTAAATCTTAATCATCTTGTTTAACTGGTAATTTAAGGCTTTCTGTACTATAGGCGCTTTTTCCACATCACTTGGCGCAGTACCCTTCACCCATACCACCGGCTTTGCTCCGTAGCACACCTTCAGAAATCTAGGTATCAAACCTTCTATCGTGAAAGCGTCTATTGGGATTCCTACGTCAGAGCAACCTTCCCAAGGTGAATCTTTTGGGCCTTTCTCAGGATCATCACCCCATCCCAGTAAACCAGATATAGACCTCTTGGCCTCATATCTTTTAGTATATTCTCTAACAGCTTTAATCCTTGGCTGCTGGAAAGCCATAGACTCGCCAACTTCTTGGATTATGTAATCTCTTAATCGATCTTCGACACTTTCATTCAATAACGGCATTTTTAATTCCCTTTAATTATGGTGTTATTATTTTCTTTTTTTCTGCTTTAAGTTGAGCGTTTTTCACAATATCCTTACAATATTCCAAAACGCCTATCGCTCTACATCTATCATCCCAGAAGCCTTCTGGTGCCTCTACCATTATCTCTCCACCTTTCACCCATATCTCGGCTACCTTGAAATCTACTTCTTTTTTTACTTCTGCTTCTTTTCCTGTTGTACATTCAGCCATATTCCTCCTTGGTTTAATATCCTGATAATCCTCTGCGCCTTTTTTGCTTTGGTCTTACCATGAATTTCTCTTTATATGGCTTTTCGCAGCGTACTTGCCCCGCAATCGCCCTAGCCAATACCAAATCATCACTCTTACCTTTCTCAGCCTCTGGTTTACCACGCTTCACGTTGTTTATAAACGTCCAACATTGGCTGATCAAATCTACATCTCGCAAATCTGTGGACCCTTGCGTTACTTCTTCGGAAAACTGAGCCAACATTTGTGGCCTACTGACTGAGTTTGTGTTAAATCCTATGTCTAGCGTAGCTTCCTTGAAGCCTTTCTTAGTCTTTATTTTGCGGTAAACTTTACCATAATGTTTATATAGCCCTTGGTTTACAGAATATCCATAACCTTTATTTTCACAAGCTATCAACGCATCGTTGTAGTAATGACCTAGCCTTATCAGGTCTTCCTCGAAATCTTCTGGCGCTGAGTTATGATTATACACGGCAACTGTCTTATTTGTGCGTTTATTCAGCACTATTCCGGCAGATTTATCACCATGCGTCAAACCTTCGGCTGAATCTGCGCCTATTATGTACTGTTCTCCCCTTCTTGGGAGTTCGTATATCCTGAAAAGGCCAATCGCGTCAGGTCTAAACACGTGCCTATTGTCTTCCTTCACTATATTGCCTTGTGCTATGGGCTTAACGATCTCTTGCTGCTTCAATGCTTCTCTGTTGAGGAATAAGTTACCAGTAGCTACAAAGGCATCCTGAGCGCACCCAGGGTTATCTTCGTTGAACTTATTGATGTTACCAGAGCAGTTATTGACCAAATCCCAACGCCTCCAGTTCAATTGTTCCTCTGTGAGGCCGTGTTTCTGCTTTAGTTGCTGCTCGTCTATCAGGAAACTTTCTTTTTCGAGAGGTGAAGCGAACTTCACATTGTCAATTGGGTACAATTTACCGCCTTCAAGAGGCATACTGTACTCTGGGAACTCATGCCACGCGTAAAAGAGGGGTACCCAGTCTGATTTTCCAGTGGTTGCAGCTGTCCACATATCGTAGAACTGTTCATATCCGTTTGCGGTGGTTTCTAGGAACATCATTGTACCAGCGGTATTTGGTACAGCATGGCCAAGCCCTGACATAATTTCTTCTAGGGACTTTGTGAATCGTGAAACCTCTGAAAGATGGGCGAATTGTATCGTATATTTACGGCCAATGTTCTGATTATCTGCTGTATCTATCAAGATTTGGCTGTTTAGTGTCTTAAATGCCAGTTTTTTCTCGTTGGAAGCCTTAGATCTTGGTTTCAGGTGTTGATCGAGATATTCGTGGTATTGCTTTTGCATTTCGAAGATATAGTTGGCACCATCAAGATCATCTGCTATCACCATTGCGTTTACACCTTTCATGCGGCTCACGAAGGCATATAGTATGGCCTCTATTATCGTTGATATTCCCATTTGGCGCGCTTTCAATACCAATATCCTTACAGGCTTTCCCGCGAAGAAGAGTGCTTCCACTGTGGTGAGGAATTTCTTTTGCACAGCGTTCGGGTAGAACTTCTTCATTCCCTCGGATTTAGTCTTTACGGTTAGGAAACCATGACGGACCAATTCAAAAGGATTCTGCCCTATTAGTTGGGCTTCCTCTTGATGGATTTCTTCTAGGGTCTTTTTAGGTTCTGTTGCTGTTTCCAATTAATATCCTTTGGGTTTAGGTTTTGGCTTTTTTTTGTTCATTTTGCTCCTTATTATGAATAGCAAGGCAGTTATCAGCGACTGATCGTAACCAATTTCTGCGAGTGGGGAACATACTATAAGCCATCTGCAGTAGTCTTATAGGTTTCTCAGGCTATCACGCCACTTGCTATAATTATCAAATAACTCCACCATTTGAGCTTCAAGCTGTGAGAGGCTTGTGGAGTAACTAACACATTTCGGCATCTTTATAAAGGCAGCCTTCGCAATTTGTGTATTCCTTTTTGAAAAAACAATATCTTGGTTCTGCTAATTTATCCATTATCTTTAATATATATCACCATAATTACAACCACCACATTCTATGCCAAGAACCTCATCAAACGTTTCCACTGAAACCTCTTTGTGCATATGAGTGAAACAATGCCACCATAGTTTTATCTTGTTTATTGCTGTTGGTTTCATTTGGTTGATCCTATTGAATTTGGTATCTTGAAAGGTTCTTCTCTGGTTGCTGATATTGAACCATCTGCTTTGATCTCACCACTTTTCATGCCATAACTTAGGCGCACTTCTTTTGTTTGCACCTTTACACCCTCTTTGAAGTCGTAGAATTTGGCTGTTCCTGCGCAGGCTGTTAGGATTAAGGGGCTTGTGATTAATAATAGGTATAATTTGTTCATTTCTTCTCTTCTTTGGGTTTTACTTTCTTGTCAGCTTCTTTTTTATTAGCTGCTTCTTGCTGCTTTTTCATATCGCCCCATTTCATTGTGTTCATACCTGGCATAATCTTTGTCCTCCAATTTTATAAATTTGTAAAAATATTTTAAGCATATACCGAAAAACCTTTCCGATTTTGAAAGTGTGACAAAATTAAGGTGTAAGGAATGTGAGTACCCCCACGATTTGAGGCTGCCCCCTCCCCCCCTCTTATATAGTATTTTCTATGCTTATTACTGTATACAGCACTAATATACTGGGCGACTTGAACGTGTGATTTTTCGACTAAAAATAAAGAATTTGGCATACTACTTCCGATAATAATTATTATGTAAACTTTTAAACCTTATGTAACTCTTTGCCCTTCAATGGGTTAGCCTTAATTCCTAGTAATCTACTGGTTGCAAACTGGTAATCATCTTGACTTTCAACGTTTGTTATCTGTGTTTTATCAGTCCACATTGCCAAGTATTTGCCCATTAATTCCTCTATTCGTATTACTTCTGCGTACTTATTATTTTTGAGACACAACGCTCTTAGTCGTGTTAACGATGCTAAAACTGATTTAGGTGTTAGATCTTCTAGCTTAAACTCCTCTATGAGTTCTTGATCCCCAACTTTTACCAACTGATTGGTTTTCCTGTTATTTTTATGGTTTGCAGTGGTTTCTTTATACCCAGCAGCTAATAACGCTTGATTAATAGGTAATCCTTCCTTTCTAGCTTGTTTATACTTAGCTTTTTTTAGTGGGTCTATCTTCTTCCCTGGCTTTTTCTTGAGTTTCTTGGCTTTTTCTTTCTTTTTGAGTTCACATTTAGCTAGTTTGTCTTTAATCTGTTGAACAGTTTGGCGAGGCATATATATATCATTCCTTTGTTAAAAGATGTAGGTATATCTCTTATATAATAACATATCCTTTATATAATGTCAAGCTATTCCTCTATTATTTTTTGAGGCCGGATTACTACTATAACAGATCTATTGGTTTAATTTAATATACTTATATTATTCTATAGCCAAAAAATAAGATCATTTATCAGTTTACCTTCACACGAGGGATACTTGAACCTAATCACAAGCCAAAAAGTAACAGCAACTCAAAAATATAATATCCTATCAGTTTTCCACTATACGAGGATATCTTACTAATCTGTACCTTTCGAAAGGTAACAGACTCCCCAAAGGTAACAGAAAGGTAACAAGCTTATCCCTTACCCAGTATACGCTTTCTTAATCCTGTTACCTTTGTACCTTTCGTTGTACTATAACATATACTAGCTAGGGTAACAAGGTACACATCTTCAGCGACTCAAAGGTAACAGATACGCCATTATTTCGAGCATCTAAAGGTACAGAAGTAACAGCCCCTCAAAACCTCAAGCCTAGCATACCTTTTTCTTGTTACCTTTCTGTTACCTTTCTGTTACCTTTGTACCTTTCAACCGGCCTAATTAACCCTAAATAACCAACCTCTCACAAAATAAATGTGAAACTATTTTCAACTCCATAGAATAACCCCAATGGAATCAACACATTCCACACCATAAAAAAAGCTTGACATTCACAAGAAAATTGTGTTATACTTGTCTTGGGTAGAACGAATCAATTAATCACGAACCAAAGGAGGGCAGAAACATGAAAGTAACCAAGGCAACATTTAAAAGTTTCTTGAGGAAGAACGAAGGAAAGCTACACGTCAACCACAAAAGATCTTTTGATGGCATGATTGATGGTTGTGCTGAATTACATGATGGTTTCACACCAGTAGTAAAAGACGATACTTTTATAGAGAAATCTTTTGGTATCAAAGGTTTATGGCTTGTTGGTGGTGGTAGAGACTATTTTAATGCTTACAATGATGGTAAATATGAAGGCATTGAAGTCTTTAATTGTTGTGGTAGCTCGATAATAGCCACAAAAGAGGCCACCCAATGAAAACCCTCTCCAACAATATCGATCTAATAGCAGCCGGAGTATTGGCGGTAGCCTTTCTCCATAATATTATATTTTACGTAATAATGGGGGTTTAAATGAGTAAATGTAAATATTGCGGAAGAGAAACAAATCCTAGAGAGCATAGCAGCGGTAAAAAAATGTATGCTATAACTCCTAAATTTTGCCATGCAAGTAAGTGTAAAGATAAATATGATCGCTTACATGAAGACACCCAAAGAAGAAATGAAGGTGAAGTATTAAAATGACTAAACTAGACTACATCAACGAAATCCAAAAAGAATATCCCTACTGGGACATATCCGGCTTCAAGGAGGGCCGATTATATGAAATCGCAAGCCAAATACGGAGAAAGAGATTACGCACTACAAAAAGAACTGGAGCAAATGCAAGAAGAGCAAAGTATTACTGTGCCGGCATGGGTAGGTTGGTTGATAGCTGCCCTATTGATATCAATAGCGGTGTTAGCTGTTGTTTTTGCGCCTAACCTGGGTACAGCATGAAAAATGTAGCTGTATTCCTCATATTCATGGTAGCACTAGCCGCAGGAGTTAGATATCACGTGGTACAAGGCAACAAAGCAATGGAAGAATATGCACAAAACCAAGAAAGGAGTCAATAAAATGTGTAGAACATATAAGGTCAAAAGACCACCAAAAGAGGTTAAAGCATGGTTTGATAGAAATTTTCCTGATTGCGAGTACAAATTTTATTGGTATAGGGGTTATGATCAAGAAAAAGTTTATGGTTGTGAAGTATATCATAATAATGAATACTGGCATAATGCTACCCAAGCAGACCTTGAGTGGTTTAAAAACAGTAATAAGGAGGCCCAACAATGAATCAAGTATGCGAATCAACCAACATGGTATGTATCTTTAAAACAAAGAAGAATTATTGTAAGAAAGGTATATGTATGAAAGACAAAAAGCATTGGTGTAAATTTAGAGTTCAGAAAGTGAAAAAGGAGGTATAAAATGAGCTGGTTAGATGAATACTGGACACTGAAAGAAAAGTATCTCAAAGAAGGAATGACATCAAAAGAGGCTAGAGAAAAGGCACGTGACGAAATAGACAAACAACGCAAAGAAGAAAATAACTAAAGGCACCATGTAAATTTAGATTTCAGAAGCTCCTGGGGCAACCCAGGGGCTTTCTTTTGCCCCGAAGGTTAAAGCGTAACAATGCTGCAGCCCAGATCAGATATCAACAGCCCAACATCTTTATCCACACTATCAACCACCGAAAGGGAAACCAAGTGCTTATCGCTTGACCTAAGCCTACCATACATACCCATAAAGCGGTACTTGAGCCTGTTCTTACGCCCCAAGTCAATCTCAGCAACATATTCACCAAACATCTCTTTCAACTCGCAAAGAGGGCCAATATGAGCCATTTCGCGGCCTTTATCTTCCTTGATTAGTTCGTCAAACATTTATAGTTTATCCTTATTATCTGGTAATTTCTTATAAATTCTAGCGCATATCTTACAACATTCACCTGATAGATTGTTCCTCAATAAACTATACCTTTCCTTTTTCTTAAATTCTCTATCGCATAGAGGATATATAGGACTCATAGGCCTTGCTTGAATCCATATATGCCCAACTTTCTTATCTGGTTTCAATCTATCAGCACAATAAATAGTATCATCTTTAGTAGCACCACCACACATTATGCGTTTTAACTCTTCAATTTCCCTCTCTCCTGCCTCATATTGTTTAGCTACACCACAATCTTTACATTCTTTCATCGTATAAACCTCCAGCATATCCAAATCCATACAGTTATCGGACATACAAAATATAATGTAAAAAATCCTGCACATTCAAAAGGTTTTTTTATACGAAATTTACTAGGTGCTACTAAATAGCCCATAATACCCCCAAACATAAACCAAAAAGTCAGTCCACCACCAATATATATTAACCAATTCATCTTTTATCCCTCCAATAACTCACAACCTTAAACACAATCACCATGCACATCGCCAAAGTAACAATATAGGCCCAAAACATAGCTTTATTGCTGCAAACAGCGAACCACGCGTCCCACCTATTTATTAATTCGTACATATTCATTGACCGCAAAAGGATTATCAGTTCGTACATATTTCCTCCTGTAATTAAGATTCTCCACAATAGTTCTTACTGCATAACCAGCTATAAAGAAAATTATAGCCACCAAACAAAAAATCAATATCATTTGCTAACCTCCAGGTGTTTATTCTCTATTAACCATATTAACATTTTAGCTCTGGCATCGGCTTCGGTTATTTCATACATTATTTTGTTATACCTTTCATTATAACAACGATATTTATATTTTAGCTGATCCCATTTTTCTATTACAGTTCCTACTGGCAACATTTCCCCCAACTCTGCTACTGTGAAGGCTGAATAAGTATTATCTAAACATTCCCATTTATTATTGGGCTGCACTTTGCTCGCGATTCTCCATCCATCTGAGAATTTATACCAGCAATACAGACTTTCTTGGCTAATCCCCAGCTCCTTAAACTTCTTAGCATATTCTAAATCACACACTTGTTTCTCTAATGTTATTATCATTCAATCCCCTTTCTTGTTATAATCATCAATATTAACTGAAAAAGTTTCATAATCCCATATCCAAGCAAAATAGCTATAACTAAACCTACACCTAGTAGCATTTAATCGCAGTCAATCCAATAAATATACAAACCTATAAGTAAAAAAGATGCCCCGCTTATCGCCCTTATTGGTGATAGCCCGATTAATTCAAATCCCAATCCTATAAAATAACACCCAGCAAATACAACTGCAGCAAATATCAGAGATCTGATAGCTTTTAAGATTTTATACATGCTTCCTCCTCATCAGTCCATTTATCCTCTAACCTGTTAAAAAGATCATCATAATATTTAGACATAGTTTTCATTCTGGCTATGCCTAAACCTATTAATATACCCATCATTAATATTATAAATATTATCAATGTAAATAGAATAGTGTTTTCCTGGATAACATAAGCAATTTTACCCCACATTGATTATCTCCCCTATTGGTTTACCAAATTGTTTCTCTAGCTTTATCACCATTACAGCGTAAGCATCCATAGCTATTGTTACGGCTTCCCTGCGCGCCTTGTCTACATCAGCGTTCATATTGTTGGTGATATCTTCACCGGCAAAGCCTAGATCGTCTGGGTACAAAGACTTATTGCAGATACGCACTATATCCTCTACATTATGATCCTCAGCTTTACCTTGCAGCTCAAATCTTACGAATAATTGCTTCATTTACCCTCCTTTGGTGGTTCTGGTAATGGCATCCAATGGGTTATATACCTGTGGGTTATAAAAGATTCACAATTATCGTATATATCCTCAAACACTCTATTAAATTCAGCAGGTAACACCCTTTCTAGATAATCATCATACACTAATACTTTATCGTTGCAATCTGGCAACCTATCTTTTACACTAATCCATTCCATCATTTCTCCTTTACATAAGTTTGACTGTACCCTGTTTCCACAACGGTCTTATGCCCTGTTTTATTAGTGTGGCTTCTTGCTTCCTTGACTGCATTTCTGAAAGGGCTGCTGCTGGAGTTTTGCCAATCACATACTGAGCAAAAAGCTAATCCATGTATTAGTATTGGTCTTTTGAATTTAGTTATTATCACTTCTCCCCCTTCTCATTAGTACAGTTACCATCTTTATCATAGTTGATATTAGCACACGCCCACCCACAACGAATAGTATCAAACGCTTTGCTGATCGGCTTCCATTTGCTGCATTTACCACACTTCATCGAATACTCCCCATCAAATCACTTACTTTAAGGTTAAAATCAACCACTTTAAGTTTAAAATCAACACTATTATTACAATTCATATGCTTTATCCTCGCTGCCTGTTCCTTAGTCGCTACCAAAGGGCTATTGTACTGACATTTAGCAGTGCAACCCTTACATCCCTCGTATCTAGCTAACAAATCTGACCTTACTTTTTTAACCATCATTTCTCCTTTGGTGTTTTTGGGTATAGGATAACACACCTATTGCATATCTCACAAAAATAAGAATTATCTCTAAAATGCTCTAATTTATGTTCCTCTCCATTTACCTCACAATCTGGCATAGATTCATAATCAACGCTGTGGCTGGCAGTAGCATAAAACTTTTTCTGGCAAACACTACATTCCATTGTTTCCTCATCATAGTCATGCCCCCAATCGTCAACCTCGTGTAACTCTCCACAATAAGGACATTTATACCCATTTGATTCGCTTGTTTCTTCGTATCTACTCATATTACCCCCTTTTTATTAACCCGCATAATCAACCAACGCCTTAATACTTTCAGGCGCATTGGCCGCGTTAAACACCACGCATTTCTTCAACGTATCTTTTATCCTGAAAGCTACGTTCATACCCTCAAACCCTGACTCTTCCTTGAGATAATCCCTTATAGCCGAAGACTTGAAAGGTTCAATACCCCTAGTCTTGCGGTATTCCTGCGCCCATATGCTGTGCAATCCGTGAAAGTACAGATATACAGAACCATTACCGTCTATGGTCCAATACTCGTCATTGATCAGCTTACGAGTCTTCAACATCACCAAATCCTCCAGGAAAATGGCGATAGCTTGCTCATCTTGGTACTCGTTCTCTACTCTTTTGGTTTCAGTGGTCAACCACTTGGCAAAATCTATTGTATCGTCAAAGGTGATACCATAACCGGCTGCAACTATCGCATAATTGATAGCTGTCCGATCATCACTGCCTTGCTTCGTGAAATAATCCTTACCTTTCTTTAAAATGGTGAGGTATTTAGCTTTGTTAGCTTCCTTGTTGCGTAGCAGCTGCAGTATATAGTTGCTGAATTTAGCCCTGTTAGCTGTAAACCAGTTGAAATGGTTGGTTTCAGGAGTTTTGCGGTTCTTTTTGCTGACATTCACCACGATACACCTAGTCAATAGTGCGTTATCCTCAGGAGTTTCCTCACCAGATATGATAAGTGAACCCCTAATCTTAGCTTCCCTAATACCAAAAGAGGACTTGATACCTTTACCTGCTGACTGTCTATTGTATGCGTTGCGTAGCACGCCATTCTTGTACGTTACTTGCTTTGTGTTGCGATATTCGTCTATGAACATAGGTAATGATGAATAGTAGCTGAGATAGCGTTGTATGGCCACAGGCGTGGTATCTGATGCCATCTTCCCCGCGTTCTCGACTCCAAAGAAGGACATAAGCCACTCGGCTATCGTACTCTTACCTGAACCTCTTCGCCCTGTCACAAACAAGAAGGGATAGCAGCCAAATGCGTTAAACACCTCTTCCATGTAAATTATAGAGCTGATCCAACCAAGGCATAGGTTGGCTTCCATAGGCCCAAGAGTTTCTGACAGCTTCTCGCGTAGCTCCATAATGTCAATATCGCTAAGGTTGAGATAGGGTATACCCTCAGATATAGTGGATTTGCCACTGCTGACCCCCAAGGGAATGGGTTTGACACCTTTCTTGTCGGTCCAAAAGATACCGTTATTGTCAGGCCTAAGCTCTTTGCCATCTTTGAAAGCAACATTGCTGAACAGCCATAGATTCTCGCTTGGAATCCAGCCTACATGGTCAGGTTCGGAGATATATCTACCATCATCGTTGAGAAATTCAGATTCCCATATATTATTGAGGTCTTCACGGAACCCTCGCCATATGAAATTGCCTTTACGCATACAGAATGTAGCGAATCCATCACTGCCTACCATGTTCTCAGGCGCAATGTGGAAGCTAGCCGTTGCTTTGCCGAACTCATTAATCAATTGTATCTCTCTTATGATGCCGTCAATGGTATCATGCGTTGCCAAAATCTTGATAGTGAAGTTGCTGATTACCTCTTGCCACTCACTCTTGCCCTTATAGCGCGTAGCCACGTATTTGCCGAAATCTTTGGTGATATGAGTCTTGAAGAATTTCTTGGCTAACTTTTTCTTGACGATAAGTTGTGCTTCCTCAGGTAATTCCTTGAGATAATCCTTGCAGCTCTTGGCGCGGGATATCACGCTGCGTATATCCACTGAGGTCTTACCCATAGCCAAGGCACCATCAATATCGATCTTACCCTTTACGCGCCAGCCATCAGGTAGTGTAGCTATCTTGGTGTTGAAACCTTCCTTATTGAGTTTGTTACACATCACGTAAGCGAAATACTGAGTGTCATACCTCACCATAGAGTTTTCTTTGTACTTGTCCTTGAAAACTGGGTTGTCTTTTACCTCGTTGTCAAACATGATTGCAACGCCCTTGACCTTATGAGTGTTCAGAAATTGAACAAGCTTCGGAAAATGTTCACCTGCAAAAGAGGATATACCTGGCGCAGCTATACAATTGAAGCCAAGTTGCATTGCTGCAGCTGCTTTAAACTCTCCTTCGGTAAGGATTACATCTTTACCGACATTAAGCTCATGGTATAGTTCTACAGCTTGGCCGGACAATCCAAGCTTATGTGGCCTCAGTAAATAGGCCTTACCAGCAGTGTTTAGGTATGGAATGATGATGCGATCTTCAAGAAGTTGTGGCGATAGATGCAGCACTTGGTTCTTTAGAAGACAAACTCCTGATTCAAGTAATTGCTCAGATGTATAACTGCTGATAAGGTCTTGTTCGATATCAAGGAGGTACTTACCTCCTGAGATAAATCTGTATTTGGCGATAGTGTCTTTGTCAAAGCCTCTATCGTGCATAAGAGATTCTTTATGCTGCTTGGATAGTTTGCCCTTAGATAGTATGTACTCGTATATCATATATTTTTCTTGGCTTTCTCCATCAAATTATAAAAATCCAAAACACCATCTATATAAACTTTCTTATAATCCTCACTTCTCTCTGAAATTTTATTCTCACTGAGTAAGGTTGTGACTATTTCGTTAAAATTAATATCCATATTCTCCTTTTGAATCATTACCAGATTTAGCATATATATCATGCAATTTACAAATTTGGTTGAAAGTTAAATCTTTGGTTTGGTTTTCAATACTATCTAAGAATTCTGATTCCCACTCACTAGGCTGATAAGGCTGATTATGTATATCTTCAATTAAATTTTTAGCTTCTTTGTGAGTCATTTTTATCCTTTTTATTAAGGGTAGCGGGACGGGGGGCGCCCCACTACCCAATCTGCTTGTAACGGAAACTAGATAATTTCTGTGTTGTCCATCTTGATTTCTTTGTGCTTAAATTCTTCATACCAGCTTTCAGCTAACTTAGAATCATCAGCTTTAGCGACTCCATGTATACAAGTCTTTAGTACAAAGAACTTACCCTTATCATTTTCCTCAGCTTTAGCAATCAGCCTGTACTCACGACTCCAAATATCACCAGGCATCAATTTCAACAAGCTCAACAACTCTTTACCGGCTTTATTGCTGGTCTTTGAGAAGCTAAGAACTACCGGCATATCACATCCTGGGAAATAACTCAAGAAATTATGAAACTTAGTGGCCAAAGGTGACTCACCATTAGGACCAAACTTGCCTTCTTCAATAACTCTTGAGTCTTCAGGATCACTGCTTGCCCAAATGATAGCGCCTGGACTGTAAGAAGAGTCAAAGCCAGAATCCTCTTTATTGCGAGGATTGAAGCGAATCCAATTGCTGCTGTAAATAATAGGTATGAAAGTGTTAGGAAGGATTTCCTTTGTCAAACTGTTGATAATCATACCCTTTTTAAGGTTATCATAATCATCAAGGTCAGGGCTGTTTGACTGCAATAGTCTAGCACGTGGAAGAATTAAATCTTCACGTGGCACATCAGACTCGAAGCCTCTCTTTGTGCCTTGGGTAGCTGGGACTGCTGATTCCGTTTTCTGTAAATCTTTATTTGATTTTTGTACCATAATTCTCCTTTATTTATTTAACTAAGCCTAAAGCTATAGCGCTTTCTCTGCTGATACTCACTGTTTTGCCTTCACACACTATATCTACTTTGCTGTCTAATGGTTTGATGTATTCCCAAGTGTAAGTACGATGATCACCCTTATCATTGAAATTATCTTCTTCACCTAAGTAAACACAGAAATAGGGACGATCAACACCTTCTCTCTGGTCTTCAAATAAAAATATTCTTTCTGCCCATTGTTCACTTTCACTATGTCTAACTAACACCTTCTGACCAAAGCATGTTTCTACTGATTCCCATAAATGCTGGCAGAAACAAAGTCCGCTATTCACGAAGCCTTCTGAATCTATTTTATTTCCCACCCATAGTTGATCACTGTCCTTGACCTTGCCTACTATATACATTTCTCCTTTTACAGCTGATGAACAATTTCTCGTTTGTCTTACCCTATCTCCAACTTTAAACTCCATATTACCTCGCAAAAAATTTCACTTGCGGCTGCAAGTAGTGGTTAATACAATCAGGTGGGTTCTTACATTCCACCTGTATCAGTTCCTTTACAAATGATGATAATGAGCTTGGATGTACACTCTCCTTTATCATATCATCTCTGCCCTCACCGCGCAGATACTCGAAGACTTTAGCTTCGTCTTCCTTGTGATAGGATGCCCTGATCTTTGGAGTTCCTAAGGTTACGAATCCCACGCCTTCATACTTAGCAGTGGTAGTCTTACCTTGTGCCTCCATCAATGCCCCAAGTTCATCCTGTGCCTTGTCGAGATCCTTCTGGCAAGATGTTGATTTTTCTTTCAGTGAAGATTTCAACTCTTGTGCCTTTTGAATCGCGATTACTAGCTCCTGTTCCCTTGTCATTGTGCGTCACCTCCTTTTTGACTTAAAATCATGTCCTGATTCTGTCCTTTTACATGGTCAATGAATTTATGGAATATCTGCTTGGTAACTCTGATATCTTCCATTGAATCATGCGCCTTAAATTCTATACCATAATACTCTGCAACTGTTGCGAGTTTTAGGTTTTTAGTTTTGATGAGTCCGGCAAGTGTGAAAAGCATTGTTATGCCAATAATGTCTATAAGATGATATGCTATATAGGCATAGAAGAATTTGTTGTTGTTGCGCTTAAACCACGCGTCCATGTGGTCATAATCGAACTTGATGTTCTGACCCACAAGGTAGAATTTATCGTTCTTGTCATAACGATTTATATATTTGTTCAAGATTTTCATTAGCAGAGCGTAAACAATTCCAGGCTCAGGGTAAGCCATTATCTCTTCTTTGGTTTTGCCGATGATCTGCAAGGCTTCATGTGTGAATAATTGACCTTCAAAGGGTTTGCAGTTGAAGTCAAATTCTTCTTTAACCTCACCATCAATCTCAATGATGCCTGATAGCTGCACGATACCATGTGTATTTGGTTCAAGGCCGGTTGTTTCAGTGTCTAAGAATAAAAGTTTCATTTTTCTCCTTATAGGTTGCCCCGACAGAAAAAATTAACTGGGCAGAACATCACGAGGATGGATTTTCTGCCGAGGACTTTTCTAAATTTTTAAAACGAATGTGTGCGTTCTACCCATAAAACAATCTATCACTAAATTTTCATTTGTCAACAATTAATTTCATAAAACAAACCCAATGTGTTTTTTGAGTTTTACCAGAGGGATGCCCAAACAACGGACGATAATTTGTAAGTTTCAATACTTCCTTTAATGGTATATCATATTCATTCCATTTGAATATAAGGATCCCTTCATTTTTTAATACCCTAAAACATTCTGAAAACCCTTTAGACAGATCGTCTTTCCATGTATTTTTGTCTAATACACTATATTTTTTTGCCATATAACTATTCTTCCCTAATGAGGTAAAATGTGGAGGGTCAAATACTACGAGAGCAAAGCTATCAGATTTTAGATCAAGATTCCTAAAATCCATTATTTGATCCGGATCACATTCAAACTTTCTAGCATTTTCCCCTTTTCCAACCATACAAGATTCTACTTTGCGCTTATCAATAAAAAGAGCATTGGGATTCTTTCTATCAAACCAAAACATCCGGCCGCCACAACAAGCATCTAATATTAATTTATTCATTCTATGCTCCCTATAAATTCATCAACACCTTCAACACTATTACACCAAGTAGCCCACCCACCAGATAATTCTATCTGCTCTAACGTCCATTTTTGAATATGGCTTGGGTGGTTTTTCTTAACCTTCAGCTCAACAGCGAAGAATATACCTTCCTTGCAGCCTATAAGATCAGGGATTCCGGCAGTGAACTTGTCAGCGCTCTTGTAAACCCATACCTCAGGGTATTTCTGCTTGATCATTATGAGAACTTTGGCTTTCAGCTGTGTTTCTGTCATACTTTCTCCACCTTGAACCAGTATTTATCATTCATATTATATGGTTCTACACCATTCACACCTGTGATATGTACAAACCTATTGTATGTTACCCCATATATACCTACGCATAATCTATAAGATGCATGATGATCACCATTTGGTTTTTCCTCATCATAGCTATATGCCCAATCTCCAGGTTTCAATTCATTACGTTTGTAAGGGGTCAGTTTAGTCTTTATCTTAATGGCTTGCCCACAAATACCAGGTCTATCTGTAAAACCTACCATCCATCCTTTAGCATTATGGGAATAGCCTACACCTTGCCTATCACCAAACTCCAAAAACAAACTCTTAGAAGGATCTCTGCTCTCATAAAACTTTATTCCCTCTGGTACATAGATAGTATCGTCTTTGGGTTGATAGTTTTTACATTCGTCACTATAGTGTGGATCTTTACGTTTGAACTTCTCACATTTCTTACAATTATGAACATCTTTTAAAGCTACTGGCGCAAAATTTTCACATTCTCTTTCACACATCACTCACCCCCTTTCAATTCATTCCATAATAGAAACATCACGCAACACATAGCATGAGCCAAATGCGGCAACCCGCTCTCAGGGTCCAGCTTCTCTCCTTGCTTCCAAGCTGACATATGCCTCATCATAGCTGCATAGTACCTATCATCAAAATTCTTTAACTTTTGCCAATTATTTGAACCGTACTTGCTTGCGCCGAAAGTCAATATCTTAACGACACATTCAATTGGTTTCATTGGGAGCAAATCCCATCTTAGCTTACCATCATCATATTTTTTACCTCTGCCCATTTTTACCTCCATATTTTACACCTATATAATCTAACACCTTGCCACACCCTAAAGTATTTATGCAATAATCCCATAGCTTAGGATGAGTTCTGGCCATCCTTTGAAATCTGTTTTCTCCTTTTTCCATGTGTACACCAAACATACAGAATATGCAGCCGGTATGTTTTTCTCCCATATCATATATTTTAGAGTAAGGTAGATTGTTGTCTTTGATGTATTGCCACACATCTGACTCTAGCCAGAAAGCTATAGGAGTGGACCTAGACGATCTACCATCGAAGGAATTACACCCTTGCTTGATATATTCTAGTTTTCTTTGCTGACTATCACAAGCCATAGTTCCTATGAAAGCTGACAGCTTTGTTTCCTTATTATATCTTATAATCGGCTCTTTTTTCAGCCTTTCACAACACTTCTCGCTAATTTTAAAAGGAGCATCAATTAGATAATGCCATTTCCTAGATATAGTAGGGTGTTGTTTCTTGCCAGAAGTGGGATTTATGCCACCATAAAGCCTTAAATCTTTTTGAATCTGTGAATTTGTGTTTCTGCACCTATGTATTCCCATTGAATTTTTTTTACTTACTACTGGATAACCATATTTTTCAAGGACTTCTTTAAATGACATTTTTGGTCTAACCCATGTAACGTTGGGAATAGTCCTTACAAATTCTTTAATCTCAGGATATTCTAAGCCAGTGTCAACAAACATAGCTGGAATATCAGGATATTCAGACCTCACCAAATCTAGCAATACTGTGCTATCTTTACCACCAGAGAATGAAACATACACATTGCCTTCCATAGCTTCATAGAACTCTCTAATTTTCTTCTTGGAAAGCTCTACCTTAACTCTAAGGTCTAATCCCTGTCTTTGTTTTAGCTGCCAATGTTCCATTATTTTCTTCTCAAAAATCCATTCACAATATCTTGTGCATCGCCCTTGCGCTGCAGCGTTATATATATATCTTCCTCTATAGTGTTGTGGCATATCAGGTGTATATAGGTGCAAGGATTTTTCTGGCCAATTCTATGCGTCCTACCTCTTGCCTGTATGTAACACTCTGAGCTGTAATCTAATGCGTAGAAAATCTGTATATTACAATTCACTAAAGTTAATCCATGAGCTGCAGATCTTGGATGCGCTATGAAAAACTGAGCCTCACCACTCTTGAAAGCTTTGATGGACCCATCCTTATCCTTAGTACCACCATAGAGCGTAACGCATTTATCCTTCAACAATTCTGCGAGCTGTCTAACCTCATGCTGGAACTGGCACCATATAATAGCCTGTTGTGTCCCTATATCATCTAGTATGCCCTTCAGCTCCTTTAATTTGGGGTTCTCCTTAGTAGGTTGGACGATGCCGTCAGTATCTATTGCAAAGCCACTACATAGCTGTCTAAGCTTCATAAGCTTGGTTAGAGCCACCTGAGCCACTATAGCTTGGCTTTGGATCTCGATAATGGCTTCACGCTTCATAGTATTGTAAAGGCTCCTAAGCTTGGCTGGCAGCACCACGAACCGCTTCTGGTCTATCTGCTCCGGCATATCAACACATTCCACAAGCTTGGCATAATGGGTGTAAGGCTTCATCTTCAATACCAGCTGCTCTCTTCTTTGAGGTGTTAGCTTGTACTTCCAGCCGTTCTGAAAAAGCTTACTCATTGCTTGCTTGTCCATAATCTGACCATTCATAACTTGGCCACCACGCGCCAAATGAAAGAAGTAACCCCGAAAGGCATAAAAACTTTTGTGAAATATCTCATCACCGACAAAGCTCATCTGGCTCCAATACTCAGTTTCGCAATTAGGCGCAGGAGTACCACTCATAACTATTCTGTATTGAAAATCATGCTTCATTTTCAGGAGTTTCTTAGTGGTTTTTGATTTAAAATTCTTCATGCGGCTGCTTTCATCTAAGGCTATCATTGCTGGGCCATTTATTTTGAAGCTGTTTCTTAATACCCACTCCCAATTGGCAATGTATATATCAGCTTCTTTAAACTTCTTTTCTCTCATGGAGTGATATGTGAAGTTAGTGAACTTCTTGATATCTTCACCCCAAGCCTCATTAATCAGTGTTATAGGACATACCACGCAAAGCTTCAGATTTGGTATTGGCTTCTTATAATATTTGTAAGTCTCAAGCACAGTCAAGGTTTTACCGCAACCAATAGAATGGAACAATGCCCCGCTTCCCTTGTTTTTGATCAATAATTTTATAGCTTCTTTTTGGTGGTTATACAATTCCATACAAATCTCCAATACTGCTGTTTAGCTTTTCTGCTTTACAATCAACGAACCAATCTTTGAGCTTCCTGTTATATTTGATGGCTTCTTTGATTAGTGTTCCCTTTACGTACATTATTTACCTGTGATTCTATTGTGTATAGCTGCAACTAATTTCCTTCTTTTCTTGTAACTCACTGGGCAATTATCATTAGAGCAAAAATCACAAGACATTAAGCAATTGTTGTATATTGCATCATCAAACATTTTAGTAAGTTCACCAAGCCCAGGCAAAAACTTTTCATATTCTTTGACTGCTTTATTGTAACCTAGACCATGCCCAGCATGAGAAAATCTTCTTAGTTTCTTTTTAGTCGGTCTTTTCATAAACATCCTCCTTAATAAAAGTAACAGCTGGCCTACCAACCCAATTCTCGTGAGTCGATTTTGAAATTTTGGAAAAATTAATTCTGCGAATTTGGGTTTTCGTTCCGTATGGTTCTTCGTACCAGTTGTCAGGAATCTTGTCACCGGCATTGATAGTATTCATAGCATTGCCATAGCTAATGCGATAATAAGAATCAATATCACGATGCAAATGAAACCTACAATGCGGTTAATCATAAATCACCCTTCCTTCTTTTTCTGCCCTTAGTAGCTCTGACCCTTTTGTTGGGACACCACTGATCGTACAGTTCAGGAATACCTGTGACAGCAACCAGCTTCACATTCTCAAATCTGATATCATGCTTCTCAGATACTATCTTGATAGCTATTGATGAGTGAACTCCCTCATCGATCAACTTCCTAACCTCTTCCAAAATCACGCTTGGTTTAAACATAGAACCCCCTTTTGGCAGGGAACAAGACATAAAAAGGCGTACCAGAATGTTTGGCATCCTGACTTTTCAGTCCTGCTCCCCAAAATGTTTTGTTTTTAAATGTTAGTACGCGTAACATGGTACGACTGTAACAGATTAATTCATAATGTCAAGAACTTTTTTTCTTAAACCACAACTTAGTCTTTTTCCATATAGCTTTGAAGACAATCTTAGCTATCATTCCGGCAGCTTGCATTTGTAACTCATCAGACATTCTTTGATATTTCTGTTCCATTATTCAATTACTCCATCCCAGACTACCCTGAATTCTTTTGTTAAGAAGTGTGCCGGCATTGCCTTGTCTGGTTTAAGACCACCCAGCGCATCTTTGTATTCTTTTTGTAAAGCCCATAGGCAATTTTCAGAACAGAAAAAAGCCTTGAATTTATTGAAGAATCTTATAACAGGTATCATAAAAGAAGCTACTCCTAATATATCATAAGGAAGATTACATCCTGATGCAGACCAGAAAGCAACTTTATATCTTCTCTTGTTATAATTAGGTGCGTAATATTTCACTATCCTTGCTCTTCTCCCCTTGTAGCGCTTTGTTATATCAACAATCTTTGTCGTAGGTATAGCAACGCATACTGAAAGTGGACCACCACCTAAAACTTCTACGTGGGAAGTGCAAGCAATGTCAGGTGCGAAGCCAGCAGCTAACTGTTTCTTCTCGATCCTGTCACCAAAAAAACCACCCTTGTCGTAAACTATAAAGTAACCCATCTTAGGTATGTCTAAATCAAATTTCATTTTCAATCCTTCGGTCACAACTCTGTAACCCATTGCTTTTATTAATCTTGACTCGTGCCTATCCATATCATTTTGTTCCTAATGCACCCTCAATCCTGGCTACTGCATTACTCATTGCAGTTTGCTCTATTCTAAATTCTCTGAACTCGGTTTCCATTTTATCGTTTACATGAGTAATGGCTCTGTCCTGTCGGATATCTGACTTTTCTAAGGAGTCCATTTCCGATGTGGCGTTGGCATAACAAACTGCGCCGGCAACGATCAGGGGAACTATGACGCAAGCGATTCTGAACCACTCCATCGTTGATAGTTGGAGTTTGCCCTTTCTTCTGTCTTCGCCGTCATGATTGTCTGTTTTAATTTTTCCCATGGTTGCTCCTTAGTTGTCGATTAATATTATGGGCTAAAAACCCTACCTTGCGCTCTCATTCTAAATGATATAGTGTCTGTTATGTCATCTTGTACTAATACTTCCATCTTCTGAATTGGCGAAGCATCACCATCAAGTTCAGCTACAAGCTCAGACTTATGAAAAGACCATCTGCCATTAACTCCATGATTTCCAGCAGGTGCTTTATCCGAATATCCAACATCATACATATCCAGTTTCATATCTCCATTAGTTTTCCAATTACCAAAAGTAACTGTTCTGCCTGCCGCCGTAGTAGCTCTTATAACAACCCCATTAGTTAATGCCGCCATTCCACCGAATTTTCCATCATCAGGTGCTAAATTATCTACTATTGAAAAAATTATTCTTGTAATCTGCCAGACGCTACCTGGTGGTGCTGTTATTTCAAAAGCTTCTGGTGATGCTAACGTACCAGATACAGCCATTTCAGATATAACCTCAGTAACAACTGCTGCTGTCGTATAGTCATTCCCTAGCGGTCTATCAAGAGTTAATGTTCCGGGAGTACCTGCAGCAACAACTGTAATTGTCATCAATCCTATTTCTACCTCCCCATCTTCTTCTAGTTTCAACTCATCACCCACTATAAAACCAGTCGTATCCGCAACAGATATGGAAGTGTCGCCTTCTGTTGCAGCAGAATTTAATGTGGTAGTTGTCGCAGTATGCTGATGGAATGTTTCATTGATGATTTTTCTATGCACCCAAGCATTATTCACATCTAAAGCCCCGCGATAAGTTGTCACATTCTCAAAAACACCAGTGAGAGAACTTTCACCTGTAAGAACTGATTTTGTAAGTTCTGCATCATCTTCATCTACTATGGAATCTTGTATGCGATGTGAAGAAGGCTTTACATAATATGGTTTTAGTACAGTTTGCAATAAAAAGGATCCTTGCCCACTGCTTCCATTAGTATATGTTACCTTAAAATATTTTGCAGCTGCTTGAAAACTAAAAGTCTTTTTAGCTCCTGCTGTGATAGTAAAAGAATCATCACTTATTAAAGTTGCATCTGATCCTTGTGTTGAAAATTCTACTAGTAACCCATCTGTTGCACTCGCTACATTAGAAGTAACAGAAATAACAATAACACCATAATTAGTTATAACTTCCCAATCTCCATCAAAAGACGCATCCCCCACAAGTGTGCTTTCTGATGAATTATCCGTACTGATATGCCCAGGCGCAAAAGCAATCAATCCATTAAATCCATTTGTAGGAACTACATCTGCTTCTGTTCCATCGCTATCTTTAATTATGACTGAATCAAATCTTGCTTGACCATAAACAGAACTAAATAAAAATAGACTCAATATAAAACATATAAATTTTTTCATCGCCAATGCTCCGTTGTTTCAAAGGTTAATTTAACCACTCCCTCACCAAATGCTTTGCTCGCATTTACCCCATCTATTTCTTGAGATCCGTTAGGCGTAGTAGTCACCAAGTTGCCCGTATCTCCTGTATTAAAAAAAGAATATTCTGTGCCATCAACACCCACTGGAAGATTCACTGTTATCGCTCCACTGTCGGTATTGCAATATATTTCATGATCCGTTGACAGCACTGTGTAAGGACTATCTGAATCAGTGATATGTGTAGTGTTTTTAATCCTTCCCTTGGTAGTAGTCAAGCCAACGCCAAAGATCCATTGCGTCAAGGTTCTAGTGACATTGAAAAAGGCTTGATTAAAGTCTCCTATCTGAATCTTGCGAGAATAATCAGGATAAACCCTGAAACTTTCCCCTGTGTGACTCTGGCCCAACACCGTTAAGGGAACGATTAACAATAATATAAATATTAATTTCTTCATTTTATTGTGGTACTCCGAATTCGCTCATATTAGTAATTGTACCATTGCCACCCTCTATGTTGACTAGAACTGTTACCGTGTTGCTATCCTCTGATCCTTCAAAGCAAGCTCTTACACCAATGTAATAATTTCCTGTAGGAAGTAATAGTGCAGCATTGGTTTCGTCAGATCTAACAAGAGCAAATGTATCTGTGGCAGCAACTGAAATCTTGTAATATGTATCACTAAACACATCATCACTACCCTCACGAACATAGATCCTGTACTCATCTACATCACCAGTTGCAGCATCCCAATCAATAGCAACAATTCCGTCACCAATTGCATCTGCTGTATCTATGCCAGAAAAAATTGGTGCAACCGCCACGGCAGCTGCTGCTTTGCCAACTGCACCAATCTCAGTGAATCCCTCTGATAATCCACCAGGAAACTCACCTGGGAACCCTAGATTATCCATAGCTGAACCTACAGAAAAATCGCCATTAGGGGCATCAGTAAAATCAGGATCGATGGAACTGCTATTAATTCCTTTTTCTACCCCACTAACATCGCCACCAGTGTTCCCATTAAAGTTATTCCAATCTAGTAAATTATCACCATAAGTAGTAGTGATATTGATACCTTTAGTAGTACATTCAGATATAATATTCTTTTCTATTATATTCCCATGTGATGTAGTACCCGCTATACCTATTGGACAATTCCAAATGGTATTATCAATTACTTGCCCGTTAATCGTTGCACCAAAGTCAATACCCTTAACAACACAAGTCTCTACAATATTTCCCTTTGCAATAGAGCTATTACCAATAAAGAGAATACCTATTTGCGAATCATGTATGTAACAATCTTCTACAATTCCACCAGAGTTCAATGTTACAGCGGCAGTTCCATTTGTACTTGATATTTCAGAGTTGATAATTCTATTTGGGCCTCCCTGAGAAAGTAGCCCATAACTTGAAGCGTGGGATGATGTACTTCTCATCCTAGAATTAAACACAGAAGAATAAATACTAAATCTCAACCCATGGCCATTACCGGTACCAGTATAAAGTAAATCCATATTGTAAACTAACCAATAAGAATCAAGAGCAATATAGAAACCATTGCCTGTTATTGCAGGTTGATCTGCTCTGTCAGCTGCCCAATCTGAATATACTGGTGGTTCATTAGTTGTGCCTGGATTAACACCTATGATTTTAATAGGTGATATAGCAGTTCCATCCTTCCCTGTACCTACAGTGGAGGTTATAGTGTAAGCACCGCCTTCAAAGAAATAGCGATCCCCTGGCTCTGCTGAACCTTCGGCATCGCTTTCAAACTCTGATAAGCTGAAAGCATTTCCCCATGTCAACCCATCTTTAGTTCCAGATCCACCACTTACAACATACATGTCCGTTGGTGCAGAATAAACACTTAAAGGTATTAAAAGTAAAAGTAAAGTTGCTATAAATTTTTTCATGGTGTCACCGTAGTTCCTATAAAGTTATTGTTACTATTATAATTTCTTGTCCATGTATATGTGCCATCCGTAAAGGATGATATTCTGTTATCGCTCCAACTAATTGTTTCGTTCCTCCCTCCGACACGTTGGATTGCTGTTACTTTTCTGCCGTCTCGTGTGTAGACTGTGCTTCCTGTCTCGTAGGCATCGCTGGCCTCTATCTCTGTTGCATTGGTCAAGTTATAACCGCCCCAATCAATATCTGCCGTTGGTGAATTGCCACCATCACGCCTTATATATAGGCCGTCAGTAAAAGGCTCCACATCATGCGTTGCTGTACCATCCCCATTATCAGTGATAGTGCCATTGTTAAATTTCACTTGCCAAGGAAATACTTGTGGACTACCATCTTCCTCGGTTACGCTTTGCACGCCATTGCCAACAGGAACGCCACTAGGCACACCGCTATGATTGCCACCGCGAGGCTGTGCTGATGCCACTAAAGGTATCATCAGAAATATCAATAATAATTTCCTCATAGCTTTCTTCTCCAATTTTATGAACAGCAACATCATAGGGCAGTAAATTGCTATACCGATCAGCATAAATTTGATAATATCTTTCATCGTAGATAACTCACTTGTAATTTACCATCTGTTCCTACACCACCTGTCCTTATAAACTTAGTGTCATTTAGCTGCATAGTACCCTCTATGACCAAGGAAGAGTTAGGGTACAAGCTATGGCCAACTGTTGCTGTTGGGTCTTCTCCATTCATTCTGTACCTCATTGAGGCTGTCTCAGCCGTTATTATAGCCATCTTTGGCTTAGGTGTAGCGTTTAGCTTGTCAGCAGAAAATCCTATGGCTGTATCTGTAACAATAATTACTTCATCATCAAAACATTTGTACTTGCCTACTACGTGTAATCTGTTGTCTATCATTTAGCACCTACTGGTTGTAAGTCAAGTTTCTTTGCCTTGACTTGCTTAAATTTTTCCTCAATTTTAACCTGTAAATCTGCAATCTTTTGATCGTATCTATCTGTTTTCACTTTCTTTTGCTCTGCCGTTAAGCGCGCATTTTTCTCGGTATCTTTTTTTAGCTTTATATAATTGTTGATCACTTCCTGAGTAGGAGCAAGCTGTCTGGCCATATCTCTTATACCTTTGTTTCGATTTAACAACTTTTTTGCCTCTTCTCTTTTGCCCTGTTTTATCAACTTTCGGTAATTAGACATTACTGAGTTGGAAGAATACACTATCTCCTTAGGAGTAGGGGTGTAAGTCTGTATGCCAACACCTATACTGGCAGGTATCACCATTGGTAAATCTTTCAATCCCCCTTCTTTATATAAATCATAAGCATCTTGCATGATCATTGGTACGAATAATGACCCAACTTCCTTACCAACATTGATCTTTTCACCAAAGCCTGTTTGACCTTTAGCCAATTTAGTTATCAATGATGGAACAGGGGCTTCTTTACTTTCGATGAATCTTGTCGCTATATCAAATCTAGTTAATGGCTTATACCCTTCGCCTAATGTTGCCTCGACACCAGTGGTAGAACTGATATATTTACCGCTAAGTATTTGAGCTAATGATCTTATTGGCTGTTGGAATCCAGCCCAAATATCTATTCTTGTATTACCAATTTTTATCTTACCAAAGTCAGCACTTCTAGGATCTTTCCCAACTTTTGCGCCACCCATTTCAGCCAATTTCAAGACGGTCAATCCTGTACCTATCAAAGCTGATGCTGATTGTAGCGCTTCTTTTCTGGCCACAGGAGGCAAGCCTACATAATATGCTGGATTCAACAGAGTCAATCTTGAGCTTACCAATCTTGGTGAAAACAAAAGGCCATTCATTATCTTCGCTGAACTCTCTAATGCGCCTAGACCGCCTCTTCCTGAAGCATTGTTAATAAAGTTGGCAACTCCAGCAGCTTCCACAGGATTGTTCATAAGATTGTTTTTCTTAACTATATAATCAAAAGTATCAGCTCTCATTTTATTTAGAAAGCCTGTATATGCTCTTTCTGATTGCTTGACTAGTGGTATCTTTCCCACAAATTTACTCAAAAATTCTTCTTCTTTTCCAACCAACATATCAGTTAAAGCTAATTTACTGTTCCTCATTAACTCATAAGTCGGTCTGCTTTGAATTTCTTGCTGCAGTCCTTCATATGCTTTTTTATTGAAGAAGTATTTAAACTGCTCCTTGAAAGCTCTAGCGCCTATTTTTGGGTGACGAACAAAAGGCACTAATCCCTGTCTAAGAGGGGCTGAAAAATCAGCAGTAGCTCTCATGGCTTTTGGAACATTTACAAGATCTCCAAATAGGTCTAGCATCTTTTTAGTGGTAGAGCGTTTAGCTAACATGGCACCGGCAAAATCCTTAGAGAAAACTTGCTCTAACAACTTCATCTCTCCCTTGGTAGGAACTGTTCCACCGGCTTCGCCCAATAATTTAGCTAATCCGTTCTTTGCCGTAATTTTCTCAAATGGTTGGATAAGACTGTTTTGCTCTATAGTTGTG